AGCAAAGGATACAGTCCAATCACCTGACCTGAACGGTCACGAAGAATCTGAGAATAGGCATTTCCCCAGATCAAGAGATGGCTCATCAAGGTTTCCCGAAAGACAAAAGATGTCATGTCAGGATTCGGCTCATCATGCAAAAGCGTGTAAAGGACATGTTCCGTATCCTTTGCTTTTCCTCCTTCGGTGTATCGATAAACATGAAGAGGTAAAGATGCAATGGTCTCTGACAGAATCCTTACGCAGGCATAGACCGCTGTCGTTTGTAATGCCGTCCGTTCATTGACCGTTTTCCCACTCGTGGTTCGACCAAAGAGTAGCGAAAAGTCATTCCCTTCATACTTATTTTTGGGCTCTCCCCTCTGTCGTTTTAGTCCTAATCGTTCCAATATTCCCATAGTCATCTCCTTTTCTAGGCATGAAAAAAAGCACCTCGCTTGAGATGCTTTACAATCACTCTTTCAATTGTGGAAAATCTAATAAATTTAAAAGTATAAGATTCCTCGCTCATCATAAATACTACCGTCATTCTTTTGATGTCGAATGCACCTGTCTAAAGCCATAATGGTCGCAATAATCCCGTCAATCTTTTCGACAGATTTTTCTTTATCAGGCTTAATATTTCCGGCTGGGTCCTGTCTCATGACTACGTTTTGGGCCATCCATTTTAGAACCGGATGACCTCCATGCTGGATTTTACCTTCCATCATAAGTTTATAGTACTCTTTGGAAGGTGGACTCATGTCCTTATAGCCCTGACCAAATGGAACCATTGTTAAGCCCATGCCTTCTAAGTTCTGAACCATCTGTGTCGCATTCCAGCGGTCATAGGCAATTTCTTTGATATGATAGATAGTGGACAGTTTTTCAATGTACCGTTCAATAAATCCATAATGAACAACATTCCCTTCCGTGGTAAGAAGAAATCCTTTCTTTTTCCAGACATCGTACAACACATGGTCTCGTCTAGATCTAAGAACCAAGGTTTCTTCAGGCAACCAAAAATATGGAAGAACTTGATAGTTCTCTGCTTCATTTCTTGGTGGGAAGATTAGGACAAAGGCTGTAATATCTGAAGTGGAAGATAAATCCAGACCAGCATAACAATCTCTTCCTTTGAGACTCTCAACATCAATCGGCTGTCTTCCTTTATCGTAGATATGTTCCGGAATCCAAGTCACAGCTGAATTGGTCCAGATATTGAGTCGCAATTGCTTGAATACATTTTCTTCTGCCGGGTTATCTAAGGCATTCAGATAAGCTTCTCGAACCCGGTCAATCCCAATTGTATGACCAAGGGAGGGATTAGCCTTTAGCCAATTCTCTTCATCGTTCCAATCATCTTCTTCTGAAAGGCCATAAACAACTGGATAAAAGGTACTATCTTTTTTTCGCCCCTTTAGTATATCTAAGGCCTTGGTATGCAGTTCATAGCAGATGGAGTTTTTGTCATTTCCTGCTGTCGTGATAATAAAAAAGAGGGGCTGCTCTCTGGCATCACCACTCCCTTTGGTTAAGACATCATACAAATGACGATTGGGCTGGGCATGGATTTCATCAAAGACCAAACCTGATACATTGAGTCCATGCTTGGTTCCAGTTTCAGCCGATAATACTTGATAGAAGCCTGCATTGGAATAATTGATGATACGTTTAGTGGCACCCATGACTTTGGAGCGTTTTTCTAAAGCCCTGCTCATCAAAACCATTTGCTTGGCCACATCAAAAACAATAGAAGCCTGATTTCGGTCACAAGCTGCTCCATACACTTCGGCACTGGCTTCCCCATCTGCGTATAAGAGATAAAGAGCAATTGCAGCAGCCAGTTCAGACTTCCCATTCTTTTTGGGAATCTCTACATAGGCCGTCAGGAACTGTCGATTCCCATCTTCCTTTACGATACCAAAAAGGTCACGTACAATTTGTTCCTGCCAGGGTAATAATAAGAATTTCTGTCCCGCCCAGCGCCCTTTGGTGTGGCAGAGATTCTGAATGAAGGTTACTGCCCGGTCTGCCTTTTTCTCATCATAATGAGAAGTTGGAAGCATGAAGGGAGAAGGGATATAGTGATACGTCATAAGCGACCTCCAAGTAAATCTTCCATTTCATCTCCTGAACCCACTTCTGTATCCATTGAAGCCAGCCGTGTTCTGGCAGATGGCGTTAAGCCAAACTGCTCACAGAACTTGAGCATGATTTTGAGATTGGTCTGAGAAATGGAAACTTGTGGCACTTGTTGGAGATAGCCATTGGGAGTTTTGATGATAGAGCCGTGTTTTGAAAGAAACTCTTCTGCTTCCTTCCAGCGTGCATAAGCTTGGCAGTAACCCGCAAAAGCCATCATATCCATATCAGTTAAAAGTCCCAACCCTTCCAGGATTTTACCCATACGCTTCCATTCTTTTTTAGCATCTTCTTCAAGCCAGGAAGGGCATCTAGGGGCTTTCTTCTTAGGCTGAATTTCATTCTTTGGAAGGGGGCGCTTGCCAGGATTACCTTCCAAGATTTTCAAACTGGTTGGTTTGGGCTTTCTGCCCTTTTGTGCCATGCCCTCACCCCCTTCAGCCCACAAGAAAAAGCCCGAAGGCTTAATTTCTTATGAATCGATTTTCTCTACTTCATCAATACCATGTAACACATGGAGTTGTCGGCCATTGTCCCATTGAACAACCAAGGAACCAATATCATCTACATCTTCCACCGTTCCCAACATACCAATTGGCACTGGATTCGGGTCTTCCATTTTTAAGAGTCGCACCCTTGTTCCAGCAGGATACCGCTTTTTTAATAATTCTACAATCTTCGCATTCATCTTTGTTCTCCTTTGGGGTTCAATTTGTTCAGTGGTATAATAGCTCTATTATACATATTTATCCAGTCACAAGAGATAATTATTCGAATATTTTTTGACTTTCAAGAGTGGTCTCCACAATCAATTGCTCAATCATTTGATTGATATATTTCAATTCTAGATAACCAAACTGATTGGTCTTCAATGCCCTCTTAATATGCATAAGCAGTTCCTGAAGTTGTATTTTGGAAACTGGTGATATCGATGGAAACGACTCCAATTGAACAGCAATTTTTTCAAGATAATGCTTGGTTTCTGATTCAGGAAGATTATTCGTCATGATTTTCCTTTATCGCATTTAGAATGGCTTTCCCAATAGCAAATACAACTGATACTGTCACACCGTTACCTGCTTGTTTATACAACTGAGCATCCGAATTTACGGCACAAGCTTTTTCAAATAACTCATCAGGAAATCCTTGAAGCCTGAAGCATTCTTTAGGAGTCAATCTTCGAATCTTAACTGTTTTTCCCTTCCAGACAACAGCTCCCATTTGCCCTCCGCAAGAAAGGTTATGAGCCAATCCTTTTCCAACTCGTGCTCTTCTTGTTCTGGATCCTGGATAAGATAAATCAACTGAATCTCCAACATTCGCAACTTGATAACCTTTCTTAGTACCATTGCGAACCTTTATCCCCTCTTGCTCAGCAACTTCTAAAACTGCTGTATTCATAGCTGTTCTTTTTGTCACCCCTGATGTATAGCGAGCAGTGATACAGCGTGCTGTATTTGTTACCTTAGGAGCTGTCAAAGATTGGTCAATCATATAAAGTCCTGTTTTAGCACCTACTCCGCCTCCCTCACCAACAAGAGTCGTTGAAATGCCAGAAGTATCATAAACTCTGTAACTTTGCATGCCACCTATAAGCTGCTTAAGATGGCTGCTGCTTTCTCTGCGGACAGGTAATACTTGTCGTCTACCTCTGCTTCTAAGATGTCCGAGAGTATAGACTCGTTCTCTGTTTTGTGCGACTCCGTAATCTTTGGAATTAAAAATCTGCCATTCGAGGTCATACCCTGCTTGCCCCAGACTAGAGAGATAGTCGAGATAATCTCGTCCCCGGCTGCTTGATAAAAGTCCCTTAACATTTTCAAGGAGTATCCACTCGGGTTTATCCTTTTCTTCTTGGCTTTCGAGCAAAGCAACAAATCTAAAAAAGAGTCCACTTCGTTCACCGTATAATCCGGCTCGCTTTCCTGCGATAGACAGATTTTGACAAGGGCTTCCCGCACACCATAAATCTGCTTTGGGAAGTTGTGCTGGGTTGATGCTTGTGATATCGTCATGGAACCATTCTCCTTTCGTTTCATACATGGCTTCATATGATTTTCTTGCAAACTTATCCTTCTCGCAATAGCCAATACATTTCATTCCCGTCAACTCTAATCCACAACGAAAGCCACCGATTCCTGCAAAGAAATCCAGAAAAGTTATCGTCATTGTGCTTCCTCCATTTCATTCACAGCTTCTTCAAAAGATAAGGTCCTGCCTTCACGGATTAGTTTCACATCCGTCTTTTCTGTTGCTTCCATGTAGCGTTTGACAATAACATCCACAAACTTTTCATCCAGTTCTATGCCATAACAAATTCGACCTGTCTGATCAGCCGCAATTAAGGTAGAGCCACTGCCTAAAAATGGATCCAGTATAAGTGTCCCTCGCATGGAAGAATTCTGAATCGGATAAGCCATAAGCTGAACAGGCTTCATAGTCGGATGCTCTTTGCTGGATTTTGGACGGTCATATTCCCAAATGGTCGTCTGCTTTCTATCAGAAAACCATTGGTGTTTTCCTTTTTGTTTCCAGCCATAGAGCACAGGTTCATGTTGCCACTGGTAAGGGCTTCTACCTAATACCAGAGCATTCTTTTTCCAAACGCAACAACCGCTCAGATAAAAGCCAGCATCCTTAAAGGCCCTTCTGAAATTCAATCCTTCTGTATCTGCATGGAAAACATAGATGGAAGCATCATCCTCCATGGACTGTTCTACATTGACAAACATGTTAAAAAGGAACTGATAAAAATCCGCATCGGACATATCATCATTTTTGATTTTTCCCGCAGTTTCTTCCACATTAACATTGTAAGGAGGGTCAGTTACGACAAGGTTGGCCTTCTTATCTCCCAGGAGAAGCTGATAAGTTTCTAGCTTTGTAGAATCACCACAAATCACTCGGTGTTTCCCAAGATGCCAGATATCTCCTTGTTTTGAGATAGTCGGTTTTGTCAGCTCCCCATCTACATCAAAGTCATCTTCTTTCACTTCCTTGTTGTGAACCTTAGAAAATAGCTGATCGATTTCCGGGGCTTCAAAACCGGTTAGGTCTAAATTGAAATCCGCATCTTGCAAGTCCACCATCAGGTCTGCGAGAAGTTCTTCATTCCACGCGCCTGTGATTTTATTTAAAGCAACATTCAGAGCCTTCACCTTATTCTCATCATAAATCCGAACCTGAACACATTGAACTTCTTTATAGCCTAAGTCAGATAAGACGGTCAGTCGTTGATGGCCTCCAATTACAGTGCCATCGAAATTAACAATAATCGGGTCAACATAACCAAACTCCACAATGGATTTCTTGATTTTTTCGTATTCCTTATCACCCTTCTTGAGTTTCTTTCGTGGGTTATAAGCTGCTGGTTTTAAAGAGTCAACGGGTAAAGAAACCCATGTCATATCTTGTGTGACTTTCATACTACCTCCTTAGTAAAAACGAGATTGAATATAGCAGGCATGGCTACAAAACTTCCGGTTCGCATTGCCGTATGATAAAAAAGACTTACCGCAATGTTTGCAAGTCAATTCATAGTAAGCTGTATTTTGCTTCTGATGTAATTCTGGATGGTTCTGCCACCAGTATCTCCGACAGGCATCTGAACAAAACTTCTTAGGTCGCCCAGTTCCTTTGGGGATAAAGGTTTCTTTACAGTGAAGGCAACAAGGAAGGCCGCTGGCTTGGTCTTTCATCATCTTTGTGACGGCATTTCGATAGCCCAATAGTTCCGGATTGCGTTTGCAGTAATTGCGAACAGAATCCCTAGACAAACCGACTATCTTTCCAATTGATTGGTATCCCAAACCTTCAGAACGTAGTTTTCTAATCTGTTTTCGTTGAAAATCGTCCATTTCTGCCTCCTTTCTTTACTGAAATCTCTAACCTTTTAAACCATAAAACGAAAGAAAAATCAGCCATAACATCTTGTTACAGCTTGTTTCTCAGTTATTTATTTCTTCAAAAAATATACCCCTTTTGCATTTTGCGAAAATGCACGTTTGAGGGGGCCACGGTCTTGTGAGAGACAGCTCACAGAGATTTTATCCCCCCTCCCCTTCACTAAAAATCATATCCATAAATCGGAGTATGGTCTTCGATCACGGTTTTATGATCATGACAGGATTTACAAAGAGGTTGCCAGTTGCCCTCATCCCAGAACAATTTTTGATTTCCTCGGTGAGGAACGATATGGTCCACCACTGTTGCCTGCCTGTAGCGATTCCGCTTCAGGCATCGTACGCAGAAGGGATGAAGTTTCAAGAAACGAAGCCTAGCTTTGTTCCACCGTGAATCATATCCTTTAGCTTTCGTGGACTTTACTTCCAGTGAATGAAGCTGGCTGTGTTCCTCACAATACTTGGAACCGTAAGGCACTAGCCTTGGACAGTTTGGATGCTTGCAAGGCAGAGCGGGTCGTCTTGGCATGGCCTTCACCCCTCTCTATATTTTTTCACATCTTAATCATATCACAATATTTCGTGCAAAGCAGTACCGACTTAGTACCGTATTAGTTCCA